GTGTCAACACAGCCCTCGCGACCGACCCAACCGTTGGTGGCAACGTTGCCGACAGTATAGACGGACCAGTCACTAGAAACAGTGGTATTGCGACCAGCGAACAGGAGAAGCTTGACGGCGTGCGAGAACCTGATATCGGTTGAGTTGGACTTGCCCAGCTCGAAGGTACCACGAGGAGCAGTCTGGACCTGCTCAATCAGGATATCACGAGGAGCGCAACCCATACGCTTACGCTCGTCGTTGGAGACGATGGCGTATTCGGCCCAGCAGTTGCAGTTCTGGAGAACGGGGGCGGCCACGACATCGGACGATGTGGCGCGACGACCGACCGAGGTGGCGGAGTCATATGCGACCAGCAGTTCCGTCCAATCACGGAAATTGAACTGAATGCGCATCTCGTTGTAGGGAAGAGCAGCAGTAGGGAGAGCAAGACCAGAGTCACGAGTGAAGAAGAACGGCAGAGGCAGGTTAATGGTGAAGGCCGAAAGAGTATTTGCAGGCTGGTTATTGCCATTGGTGTAAGAGCAATCGAATTGAGCGGGAGTGTTACCAATCATGTTATTGTAGCCGCACTGCTTGGAAGCAGGGACGGTGAAGGCCGCCCAGAAATCCAGGTAGTAGGAGTCGAAACGAGCAGCGATCAAGTCGTTGAAGGTAACAGCAGCCTCCTTGATAAGATTGTGGGCGAAGTTGTGGGTCCAGCGGATCGTCTTGCCGGCGGTAGCCTTGATAGACGGGATATCGGCACGGAGCCAAGTGTGGACGAGGTAATCACCAGCGCGAGAGATAGACGCGGCCCAGTCCTGGCCGAAGCCAGCCTGACCCATGTTCTTGGACAGAATGGTAGGGCACAGGGTGAACCAGGTGGAGGTCTTGTGCGCCATGACGAAGTAAGCCGTAGCGTCGGCACCGCCATAGAGATACTTCTCCAGCTCATCGAAGGTGGCAAGATCGATAAAGCCGGCAGTAAGAGAACCAGTAGCATTGATAGACATTTATTATAGAGGGAGAAAAATAAAATTTAAAATAAAAAAATTCAAATGAGAGTTAAAAGAATTTTAGGATTTTGTAAATATGGATATGGATATAATCTTAATTGATTGTAAGATCCATCAGTACTTTCAGGAAGAGGTGGAAAGGTTAGAAATATATAAAAGTAGATTACTAGAGCTAGAGGACCTAGTGGCGAATAATGAAATGGGAGTATCGGTTGAAAAAACCATACGCGATGAGATCCAAACGTGTAGGGATCGGATAAAGGATATAACGGAAATGACCGATTACAACTTCTATGTCCTCGAGAGTTTTCCCATTATTGATCGATATAAAGTTATACTGAGGACGCCTGTAAAGATAAGCTTCTTTAGTACCGGAGACACGAGCCCCAACAAGGAGAAGGAAAACATTATTGCCGAATATATTCAGATAGCTAAGAGGTATATCAAGAACATAGACGTGGATCTCGACTTTGCCCAAAAGGTGCGTAAAGTCTTGTGTGAAAATTGTACGTCGAAACGTGTCGTAGCTACAGATGGTGTATCTCTTCTCTGTCAGGAATGCGGATATGAGAAGGACTTGAATGGAAATAACATATCCTATAAGGATATTTCGAGGATCACTATACTTCAGAAATACATGTACGAGAGAAAGTCTCATTTCCGGGATTGTATCAACCAGTACCAGGGAAAGCAGATATGTAAGCTGGATGACGATATATTTCCAAAACTCAATATTGAGTTTGAAAAGCACCATATGCTGGTCGGAGACAAGAATACTGTTAGGGAAACTCGATATCAGAATGTAAAGCTCGAACACGTTATCATGTTTTTGAAGGAACTCGGATACGATAAACAACACGAAAACTCCAAATACATACATTCTGTCATTACAGGGAAGAAGTACCCAGATCTTTCACATGTCGAGGATCAGCTTATGGCGGACTTTGACGTTCTGGTAAATGCATATGTTAAAAAGTACAAATATGAGAACAAGATATCTAGGAAGAGTTTTATGAATATCCAATATGTACTTTTTCAGCTCCTGAATAAAAATAAAGTTCCTTATAGGAAAGAAGACTTTAATATCTTGAAAACCAATGATAGAAAAACCTTCCACGATGATATAGCGAAGTCACTGTTTGAGGATTTGGGGTGGAACCATACGGCATTATTTTGAACTAGGGGCAAGTCCTATTACACTACAGGCAATCCTAGATCCAGAATTTCCAGTAGTTGAGCTACCCTTTTGTCTCTCGGGATTCGAGTAGTCGTTCCTCCATCTCCCCATATCGTCAACCCCGCTATGTATCACAATACTTCTACCAATGATATCGTGGACGTTTATCATTGGATCCTCGTAGGTATAGGTAAATTCACCTAAACTGTTTGTCACTAGATTATTGATAAGATCTCCCGCGTGTCGGTTGTTACCATATAGCTCTATACTACCATGGAGGTCTCCTGTCGGGTTATAATGTTCGCATGTGCTATCACACGCATTATCGACACTGAGTATACCATACTTGTGTATATGTATACCATGAGTTGAGTTTGAAGGAAGACCAGACAGATTAAAGGAAACGATGGTATTATGATGACGATTACACTGATGGAATGAAACAGTGCCACGCACTTGTGGTTGATTGAATACCGCGATGGCGTTCAAGGACATTTATATATGAGATTTTATCTATTTAAACAAATTCAACGTGTAGGTAAATGGACGAAAGTGAAACTGTACGGATTAGGGAGTTGGATTTAAACACAATCCCTCCTAATGTTGATAATATGTTTAAGCCCGAACAAGGAGGTGTAAAGCTTGCGTTTATAGGTAAGCCAGGTACAGGTAAGTCTACACTCATCGAGTCTGTCTTGTATTCGAAAAAGCATATCTTTCCCATGGGTATAGCCATGAGCGGGACAGAGGATAGCAACGGATTCTATGGTCAGTTCTTCCCTCCGGCTTTTGTATACCCGGATTCTGTGCTAAATGAGGGTAAAGTCGAGGAATTTATAAAGAGACAGAAGCTGGCCAAGAAGCACCTTAAGAATCCGTGGGGAGTTCTCATTATCGACGATTTAACCGATGATCCGAAGGTGTTCAATAGACCTCTCTTCCATGGTATTTTCAAGAACGGACGCCATTGGAAGATGATGTTCATTCTTTCCCTCCAATATTGTATGGACATTCGCCCTGCGATCCGTAACGCCATCGATGGTACGTTTATCCTACGTGAAACCAACCTCAAGAGTCGCAAGTCCCTATGGGAAAACTTTGCAGGTTGTATTCCAGACTTTAACACATTCTGTGACATCATGGATGGTATCACAGGTGACCGAACGGCTCTATTTATCAATAATATGATTGATACCGGAGACTGGAAGGACCGTATCTTCTACTACAACGCAGACTGGTATATGAGTGATCCTAGTAAGACAAAGGGATTCAAGTTCGGTTGTCAGGACTACTGGGACTTCAACAAAGAGCGATTCAACCCCGCATCCGTCGATACAATGTAAATATTTATAATTTCTAATTATAAATGATACTGTTTATAATTATGGGGCTACTCGTCGGAGCATTGTGGTATAGATACGGGGAGAGATTCGATCAGAAAACCATGACCCCTCGTTGCTGGGAGATTATGCACTATCATAATAAAGAGAGGTTCCCGCTATATGTTGTACATATGAAGAGCATATTTGCCGGTATAGCTCTGATTATTGCCGGGTCATCTGAATTCCAGTTTAGAAACCAACTCATTGTCTTTATAGGAGCTACTATCGTTGGTCTTCATATATACCAATGGTTCAACGAAGAAATGGCGATAAAAAATAACTCCACTAATATAATAAATGATAATATACCTGTCTAAGTCTTCTAGATCGGATAAGAAGTACATGGTAGAGGTGGATGGAAAGACAGTACATTTCGGGGCAAGTGGGTATAGCGATTACCCAACACACAAAGACGCGGAAAGAAAACAGAGATATATAACCCGTCATAAGGCGCGGGAAAATTGGGCTAAATCCGGTATGAAGAGTGCCGGCTTCTGGAGCAGATGGCTCCTATGGGGTGAACCAACCATCTCGGGAAGCATCAAGGAGATAGAGCGGAAGTTCAACGTAACGATAAGAAGACGGGCTTAAATACGATTATCCGAACGAGGGCAACCAACCACGCGACAACCAGATAGGTCTTGTGTATTGTATCGTAATTTTTCAATCGTTTCAATCCCACAAGGGACCACAAGTCTCTAAAGTATTCGGTGTTTGGAAATCCACATCTATCATTTACATATTCGGTTAGAATACACTTATTATTATTTGTCTTCCAGTGTAGTAAAACTATGAGGGGAGTGACCAGGTAACCATATAGAAGAAATCCGCTACATAGGAACCCAAATTGAGAGTAGACATTTATAATATGATGTAAGAGGATGGCAGTACCAGTTGTGGGATCCAAACAGTTGTAGTAACCCGGAGGGGATGTTACTATATCGAGGATGAATAACACTACTCCAGCGATAACAATAGTCAATATATCTTTCATTTATAATAATATATTATACAGTTGTTTCGGAAACTGTAGGGGCGTCTGTTCTCAACCTATTTATCTCCTCCATTTCCCTCTTGTATTCTTCACTTGCTTCTGGGATCCATTTAACATCTTTCCTGATACATATAACCCTCGCGATTGTAAATATCAGGTCAATGATGTAGTTGCTCTCATTGTTCTTCTTGAGAACCGATATATTAGCATAGAGTTCTTGAAATTTTTGTAACTTGATCTTCTTATCATCTATGTTGTGAACAACTTGATGATATAGTTCTTCGTATTCTACCCCTCGATCAGACCACTTCTCCTTCAATGATTGGTTTGTCCTCAACTGCTCTGATGGTTTGAAAAAAGTATTTATAATCGACAAGACAAGCGTGAGAAGCCCAATTGATGTTGTGATACTTTCTCCAAACAGTGAGCCCGTAGCACTCTCCCCTGTTGTAAGGGCGGTAAAGATGGTAATCGACAGGTTGATTGGATTGGCGGTAATACTCCAAAAAGCGGAATACGTGTACCGCTTCCACCAGTGAAATCCGGTGTCTTTATTTATAACATTGCTGTATCGGAGGATTTCGGAGTCGATTTCCCTTTCAGATAGCGACATCTCTATCATTTATATAAAAGTGATAATTTTGTAAAACTTTAGTCAGATAGTTGAAATGAGTAAGACAATCCTGTGGTTTTTTCACAACGGTGAGAATAGGTACATCTTCGAGACGGCCGGTGCTTATGACTTTAAGGCCCCTGTTGTACAGCCGGTTTCTGATTTCTATCACGAGATAACGGGTCGAGAAAAAATTCGCAACACCATGTTTGTCCGTATAAGCAAACCA